CACCAGTAATATTATCAGCACCTCTGTTTGTTGTAGTCACTTGTAAATTACTTCCAATCCCAGTGAAACCATACACCTCTGGACCAGAAACTCCTGTAAGATTTACACCACTTCCGTGAAATGATGTGCCATGAAATGATGGTGCAGTAACAGAATTAATACCACTAAAACTATTTGCTGTGACAATACCAGCAATAACAATACCATCAACGTTGGTTGTAATTGTACCAACACCTGCGGTGTGCGTTATTTTATTGACTCTAATTTCTGATGCCATTTAATTATACCACTTGATAATATTTAAGTTGAAATCTACCACTACTTTCAATATTTACTTCATTACTATAAGTAAATATTTTAATTCTATCAAAACCAGATGCTCCCATATCAATATAACCTTTGTTGATAAAGTTTCGTGGATAGGCAGATGATCCATCTTCACTGTAAATCATATCCAAAACACAGAACCATATATCAGTACCACCAATGTGTTTAGTAAAGGTAAAAGTTCCTGTTCTTCGATTTTGGGCACCATTAAAATCTTGATGTGGGAATTGAAATCTACTTGACCACTGTGCTGATTTTATATCACCAGTTGGATTAGACACAGTATAAGAGTGTGCACTAAACCAAGTTCCACTGTCAATTGTACTTGAAGAACCAGCTCTCATTGCCATGACTCCACTAGCACTCGTTTTAAGATTGTAAAATAATAATTCAACCTTAACAGCATCACTCGGAATACCTGTTATAGTCTCACTTGTTGCACTGCCTGATGGAGTAATAACAGATCCAGTTGTGATCTTATAATTTGATGAAACACTTAAATTGGTTAAGTTTGCACCACTTCCACTAAAAGAAGTTGCAGTGCAAACACCAGCGAA